CGGGGATCTACTCCTCAATAGGCTACCCGCTAAGGTAGCCCGTTTCCTCCTAGTATACTGGAAGGAATGATTTACTGCCGCCTTTGTACAGCGGCATCCATCTTTCCTTGTATACTGGGACTGATCGACCGATGGTGCTTGGTCTCCAAATGACATCTGGAGGCGGGCACTCATACAAGTATTGACGTAAACGGTCGATCCCGTCAGGCTCGGATGAAGTTCTTACCGCGGTGAGAATTGCGGTTTTAACCTCATAGCGATGCGTTTCATCGTTATAGCGCTTTCTTAAGTGCTCTACAGATGGTCCGCAAAAGCTAACTAAGCCAGAGACGGCCAAAGTACCATACTCGCGGGATACGTCGTTATTGTAATTGCCAGCAATGGCAATACATGACAGGATCTTCGCGGGTAACCTCGAGAGTAGGAAGTCAGCAACGTTCCACAATCCCTTTTTATGGAAATTGTTCGACGTCTCAACGATCGTACTCACGGTACTTGGAGTTGAAGGGTCAAAGTCAGACCGAATATAGGCGGGGGTTACGTCTACCCCGTTATACCAGTCAGCGCCACAACTTTCACGGAACTTTCCAGTTCCATAAGTTTTGCGCGTGTTGACTTTGAGACCTAGGCACCTTAACAAGGCGCCTAGTACCTCAAGACTTTTATAGGGGATAATGATGTCATCCCCGTAGACCGCGACACGTTTAGCAGTACATTGCATCGTATCGTCATTAATGCGCAAGCCTTCTGTCAAAGTGACGGAAGCGTACGCAATCAATGAAAACACGAAACTTTGTACCGGAAACGTCAGTGCTGAACCCATAGATGCGAATTTCCGAAGTTTGACTATTTCGGGAAATCGTTTATCGCTCGCTTCACGCGATTGATGTAAATATGGAGTTCTACATGCCATCATAGCACTGAGAAATTCAGGCTTACGCCTGAATACACTCTCAACTAGACGGCATGACAGACGGTCCGAAGCTGAGCTCAAGTCAACCGTAGCGCCAGAACCAAATGAGGCAAGACGTGCCATATTTTGGTTATGGGCTTGGTCGCTGATCTTAATCGTATCCCGTACAAAGGAATGCGAAAAGGAATCAACGAGCCAGGCGGCTAGGCCCTGCTGTATCCATTGATTACTGATCGGATCAGCGGCGATAAGCCGTGGTCCTTTCATCGTCTTTGGAACACAGATCAACTTAGAGTTCATATATCCGTGGATAGGCACAACTCCATCTTGTACATAACAAGTGGATGCGTGTAAATCATATGGAAATATGGCTTCTAATTTGTCTGACCAGACGGGGAAGGAGTACTTACTCCTTCCCGGTTTTCCGTCTGAAACGGCACCGGGTCCATGACGGCACTCGATGGAGGTCGGATCAAAGGGTTGAAGATTCGCCGTAGCGTAGTCGAAGACTCGCTGCAGCTGGTCCCTAGCTCTGATCCAGCCACCGACACGGGATAACACCTCGTAGTCAGATTCTTCTCCGAGGAGGAGATCGACTTTGAGGTCAGACTCGTGCAGGCCATAAGGACTGAAAGGATCATCCCAATCAAGATCGGGATAACCCATTCCGTCCTCAACACCATAGAACTCTTTGATGGCTTCATATTTATATGAAACATCACATTCTCCTTTGAACTTTGCGAAAATACGGCTAATACACCGTACTGCAAAGATGGAGTCTGTACAAGGAAGAGTCCTTAAAGTACCATCAAATTTGAACACTCGAGATGTGAACGCCCAGAGAAGTCTGGGCCTCGCATCGCCTCCCCTCTTGGTCCTGAGCCTTGAAAACCCAGGAACCTGAGTAGGAGTAAGAGAGCCGTTGTCTATGCAAGCATCGAAATGTTTGCAAAACTCCGGGAGGTCAATGGTTAGAAACCGCGGACCTCTGCTCAAAGCAAGGCGCATTAGCTGAGTTTGATCCCAACTAATACTCTTGTAGTTTGCTTGAGGAATCAGGGAATAGAGATCGCGGTAAAGCGACTCTATCCCTCCCTTAAGTAAATCATGCTGAATTAGTGGAGTGGACATTAGGTCCTTCCTACTAGCTCACTTGATCCAAACCCAAAAGTAGGGCAACGTAGATTCGACCCAGGGACGAGTCCCCGGGTCTAAATGATCAGCTTTCGCCAATCAATAGGCGATCGATCGTTGCACTGGTAGCCCACGCACAAAGAGCGAGGGTGAGGTAACGGGCCTGAGTAAGGTCCATCCCATCACCATTCTCAATCTTTAAAGTTGCGTATGCGACCGATTCAGGAACAGTAGCCGTAGCCGCCAATTTATAGGCGACGCGGACTGTATGCGATTCACCAAATACACCACCGGTAATCTTACCGTCAGTGTGTTTAATAGTAGTCGTATACTCGTCAAGGGTAACCTTGTAGCGATACATGGCACCATTAACGATACCGTCCTGGTTAAGCCGCGGCATAGATTTAGCTACGGCATTAACAGTCAAAACTTGAGGGTCTGTGAGCATAGATTTACCTTTCGAGGTAGTCAATCTCTCACAGTAGTTTCAAAACTGCAAGAGACGCGAGGATACCAACTTGCCTAGCCGTAAGGATAGGTATGCTGGCCGTCACACTAGCGGAAACTGTAGGAACGCGAGTTTTGCTCACCCGGTGGAAAACCGGAACTTCAACTGTCCCCTTAAAGGAAGGAGACATTTTGACGTAGTGATCAGAACCGCGCTCATACTGCCGCATAATGTATGCTGCACCAGGCATGAAGCCAGCTGAGTTTTCCCTTGAACTTAGGTATGATCCTAAGTCGGAGAACCAGTCGAACATCCATGTCCAGGGCAGTATATTCCATACAAGAGAAGCAGAAATACGATCACCAAGAGCTACTTTCATAGCTGTATGGCGATTCATATCGAGTGTAGGTATGCCGTTACGGATATCTTCAATAGGTATCCACGACACAGAGCACCACTCTCGGGCTGTTGCCCACTTCGAACTTGCCATTGTAACACCGGGGCTGCTAAGCCCGGTAATGACAGGCGGAAGTCGGTAAGAACCTTTTCGCAACTCTCCTTTCGTGCTCACACCACCACGTTGAAACATATAGTGGAGGTGCAGAGCTCTACGTTCAACTGCGTTTTGGAAATAAAGGAGTTGTCTTAGATCTTGAACTAAGAGCTCCCAACCAAACTCACTAGTGAGATTGGCATTCGCAGCGTTCTTAAGTACATCTTTCCCATGATGATACACGAGCTCAGGAAGCTCGCGTAGCTCAGAGAAGAAGTACGGTAGATCAAATCGAGGTCTTGAAGGATTACTCCTAGCAAGAACATCGGTGATCGACGTAGATCCGACCAAAGTAGCATCGCTACCGTTAGCAACGGCAGCCGCAATTGACCAATGATCATATTCTGATCGATAGCCAGCTGCGAAGGGATCCAAAATCCCGGTGATGAGACAAGGGTCATTACGAGTCCTAGTGAGGGTCCAAGGA